AATGTCATAGAGAGTTGCCTTTGTTTTGTTATTGCCTTTCCTAAGGACGCGTCCAATAGACTGGAGATTCCGAATTCTAGATTTGGATGGAGAAGCAAAAATAACATTGTGGAGATTTTTAATGTTAATTCCTGTACTGAACGTTCCGTATGAAGCAACAATGATTGCGTTGTTTTCTTGTTCAGTAATCTCCCTTACTTTTTCTCTGTCTTCTGTTGCCACACCACCATGGACAAAAAACACATGACGGGTATCCACCCTATTCGTATTTATCATTTCGTAGAGTGGTTGTCCGTGACCTTCTACCCTTGAAAAAAGAATAAGGGTATTACCTTTGAGATCTAAAGCAAGATTTCTAATAAATTTGTTTCGACGTTCGTGGTTGATAATATACTGAACTTCATCCTCAAATGTTTCAAACTTATGTGCTGGGTGCTTCAGTAGAAGCACATTGATGTCCAGTTTGGCAACATGTCCCTTTGCCATCAGTTCTTCTGTCCTGATGATCTTATAGGAGGGTCCAAACAATCCCTCAAGGACCCACTTGTGAGTCTGAGTTCCATCCAGTGTTCCTGTGAATCCAAAACGGTATTTCGCATCCGCAAGTTTTGACATTATAGATATTAATGACTTGCTTTTAAACTGGTGAGCCTCATCCCCAACAACTACGTTAAATCGTTCAAAATATTTACGGGGGAGTTTGTAGATCGATTGCCAGGTAGTAATAATGACTTGAGAGTTTGTCTCTCTTTCCCTACCAGCGTATATCTTGTGGCAAAATGAACCTACATCCCAACCATAGTCTGCAAAATCTTTATACATCTGTTCTACTAAGGAAGTCGTCGGAACAACTATCAGAATATTTTGTTGCTTCTCAACGTAATATCTCACAAGAGAATATATCATCAGAGACTTTCCAGAAGCAGTTGGGGATATCAACAACTTTCTATTATGTCGTAGGGCGTCGTATACTCCCTCTACTTGGTAATCACGGGGAGCATATTTAGATATTGATGTCATATAATCCTTGACACCCTCTTTGGATATCATATCATTGGTCTCAAAGGGGAGACCATAAAACTTATTTTCTACGAATTCGTATGTATATTCGTGATCATCACAGAACTTTGTAAGTTTATCCAATAACCCAACGTATATCTCTCCATTCTGGGTATTAAATAAACGAATCTTTCCGTCCCAATACTTGTTACGATATTGAGGCATAAATTTTGCACCAGGCACTTCAAAAGTAAATTGATCTGCTAACTCGTAGTAGACATGTGGTTCTGCTTTTACTTGAAGATATACCTCGTTTTTCTTTGATATTATCAAATGAGACATTAATCATAAGATTCACCTATGAATATTTAGTCCATATTTTGAAACTGGTGTTCTAAAACGAGTCGATAAAAATTGTCTCTCATGGCAATTAAATCTTCTTGTTCTTCTGGATCTCCTCCAGCCCAATTCTTCACTGCCATAGAAAGACCTTTATGAATCATTCGTATTCCACGAATGTTCATTTCTATACTATAATAATCGTCTTCTTCGTGCATTAGTTAAACCCTGCTTGGAACTTGTGCCATTCAATGGCATTTTTTATTTGGAAAGTTCTATTAGCAACTGTTTTGATAATTTCTTCTAAGAACTTAAGCATCACATCATAGTAACGAATCTTAAGGTCAATACTATTTAACTTATCATCGGCTTCCATGTATCTCTGAAGTGCTTCCTTGTCCCTAACTTTATATGGGAACGGATCTTCCACATAGACTTCTGCTGGTGCCTTTCCAGTGTAATAGTTATGTCTTTCCAATCGAACACGATTATAAGTTTCTCTTGCTTTTTCTCGCAAAAGAGTAATCGTATTATAGATTGTATAATACTTTGAGTGAAGTTGTGGTATCTTTAATGACTCATCATGTAGATTGTCAGGATCAATGGTAGAATCGTTCTCCCACATCTCCTGAATTTTTTCAAGGTCCATCATAAGGGTGTTCTGTTATCGGCAGCTAGGACATTATAGACAGTATACTTGAAAGAGACCTCTGCTGTAAAGTAGTTTATATCAGAATCCGATGACTCAAATTCTAAAGATGTTAAGGAAGTTGGAAATAGATCTTTAAATTTTACAATAGCAACATCTCTAAAATTACTATTCAAAATATGCAAACTACCATCACTGAACTGTTTATTTAAATCTCTTTGTCCATCATCATCTGTTGTCAAATCTTTAAATTGTTGGGTTGTTTCTGGATATCCCAAACCTGTTAACCAATTATGAACTGACATATAGTTTTCCATATTCTCATCAACTAAGAATCTTAAGGAAAAATCTCCATAAGTCAATTTATCTCCAGGAATATCCATATCCTTAAGATAAACTGGTTGTATTGCCGATCCTAAACTAATTTCAGGTATTCTCGCAGAATTACAGAAAAAAGAAATTTTAGGATCTTTTGATAATGTAAACTTAAAACCAACCGGAGATAAAAAATTTCTATTGTTTATCTGGTTGGGAAAATTACAAGCCATTTTTTATTTTTATTTAGATAAAAAAAGAGGGTCCGAAGACCCTCTGAGAAAATATGTGAACCGTGGATCACATGAGGTTTTTAACGGTGACTCTTCTGTAGTAACGGTTTGAGTTAACCTTGAGTGCACCTGGATCACTGATAGGAGCAGCACCAGTTGCGAATGGGTTAGCAGCAAGACCGTAACGAGTCTTGAATCCGATCTTAGGCTGGAAGGTGTTCTCTCCAACTGCACGAACCATCTGAAGAGGAACGTATGGGCAGTAGAACAGACCTGCGTCATAAGGTGAAGAACCCTTATAACCAGCAACGTAGTACTGATTGACAGCTCCGTTTGCAGAATAAGGATCGATGTATACACGATACTTACCAGCAAGGACACCTGCGAAGGTGTTACCGGTGTCATCAACGTTCAGGTTTGCGTTGAGTGCAGGGGTGTAGTCGAGGACTCCTGCCATGGTCAGTGCGGATGCAACGTCTGCAGAGCACATGATCATGTTGCCCTTTCCTCTACGAGTTCTTTGTGCGATTGCGTTCGCATCTCTCTCGATTTGGAAAATCAGACCCTTGAACTTCTCAACACTCCAACGTCCGTTAGAATCAACGTCGAGGTCGAAAGTTCCGTTGTTAGCAACGTTAGAGGTAGCACCAGTTTCAGCAACCTTATAGATGGTTCTGATAACTTCACGGTTGATTTCTGCGAGGATCTCAGTTGACAGGATGTTTGCCAACTCAGCCTCAGCATTCAGACCGTGGATTGCTTTCAGGTCTTGTGCGAGTTCGAGTGAATACTCGGCTTTCAGTGCTCTAGACTTTGCAGTAACGGTGACTTTCTCAATCGAGAATGCCATCTCGTTGAAGTCATTATCACTAGGAGCACCCAGACCTTCAGCCTGTGCGGTGTCCATACCCTGACCAGCACCATATGCAGCCTGAGTTGCATTGCTGCTTGGGTTAAGTGCGGATGGGTCGCTAGAACCTTGAGTGTCAGTACCTAAACCAACGTTAGGACCGTCACCACCAGCAACATAACGTCCAGAGGTAGAAATACCACTGTTTGCGAATGCGGTATCTGCTTCGTCGAACAGTGCTTCGCTGCCACTCTGTGAAGAGTAACGGGAACGCATTGCGAAGATCAGTCCAGTAGGACCGTTCATTGGTTGAACGCCTGCGAGATCATATGCGACCAGGTTAGGCATTGCACGTCTGATCAAGGAGATCAGGACGGGATCGAAGTTAGCAACTCCGGATCCGGTTGAGTTAGTTGGACCAGCTTCAGAAAGAAATTCTCTTTCTTCCTTCAGCATTTTTTCTTGGTTCTCCAGAAGAACTGCGGTGACCATTCTCTTGTGTGCATCTTCGATGCCACCGAGACCCTCATGGTTGAGGATAGGTGCCCACTTCTCCTGAAGGTGTTCAGCATTGAAACCTTGCATTTGAATTTACCTTGTTAAAAATTTTAGTTTGACTGATAATTAAAAAATCACTTTTGCGAAACTCTAGTCAGAGTGTCAAGATATGATTCCATTAAACCAGATACTGGTTGTTGTGTAGATACTTCTGATGATTCAGAAATACTTTCTGACTCGTCTCTTTGAGCACCAGCATTCTCTGGGAAGTATGACTTACGCAGAGTTACCAGTTTCTCACGATAGGTGTCTTCACTATCAAACTCAACATTTTCGGCAAGAGAAGCGAGCTTTTCCTTCTGTGAAAGTGCAAGACCTTCGCAGACATCGGAGAAGATTACATCAGCAACCGACTCAGCTAATCTTTGATTGAGAGCAATATTTTTATTGATTTGCTCGTTGAGTTTATCTTCCATCTCATCTAATTTTTCCACCATTGCGGCGGTTACATCATATTTCTCTTCAGGGATAGTTACATAATGTTCTTCAAAAAGACCTCGGATTCCGGTGAGGAATGATTCGGTCATTTCTGTCTTGAGACCTTGCTCTACTGCGAGTTGATTTTCGGTCATCCACTCTTCAGCAACATACTCAAGATATGCATCAACTCTCTCGGTCAGTTCAGACTTAATTGTCGAAACTTCCTCTTCGAGGGTTGCTTCATATTGTGCTTTCAGTTCTTCTTGAACTGTAGCAACTTTTGCCTTGATAGCAGTTTCAAAAATGGTGCGTGCTTTCTCTTGGAAATCCTCGGAAAGTTCTTCACCAGCAAGCAGTGCTTCAACATCTTCTTCGACGTTGTATTCTGCTTCAGGTGCTTCTTCTTCGGTAACCACTTCTTCTTCGGTAGTTTCTTCTTCAGATACTACTTCTTCTGCAGATGCAGTGGTTTCTTCCTCTTCAACGACTTCTCCTTCTACCTCTTCCTCTTCCTTCATACCCTTAGGCATGGGTTCGGCAGGTTTAGCACCTCTATTCACAATGTCTTTGACAGTTGCGATTTTGGGTTCTGCAATTTTTGCAGAATCGTCGTCTACTTTGTAATTTTCTGGGGTTGGGCCACCGAGATCTTCGTAACTACCAGTTTGGCCAGGTGTCGAAACACCGGAAGCATTGCTTCCTGCCTTTGGCATCGGATCAGCTGCAGCAGCGCCTTTGGTTACTACGTTTTCCATTTCTTGTAAATTGCTACCAACGGACATTTGATTAAATATTTTTTGTATTAATCTATATTTATTTATAAATTATAGATTTGATAAGAATTCGTTGAATAAGTTCAACTTATGCTCTTCGAGCATTTTTTGATCGACAAGGGTGTTAATCCTTCTTTCAGTCTTTTCTGCGAGTTGTTCACGAAGAATTCCTCCTTCCCAAACCCACTCTTTTCCTTCCATAATTCCATTGACAAAAGCATCAGGTGCGGAAGGATCGGCAACGATATCAGCAGCAGTTGCCAACTGAAAATCTTCACCAACAACTCTTACACCGTTTCTATCTTCTTTTAATGATCCAACACCACGAGAAGAAACACCAAGCATTACACCTTCATCAAGAAGTGAAGATGCAATCTTACCCATAGGGGTATTCAAAATCTGTGCCTTACCAATAAAATTATTACCCTCTGCTTTCAAAGAGGTAATTTTGTGAGAAACACGATCAAGATTTACGGTAGGTCCATCGGGGTGACCAAGTTCTCCGAGAGCACGTCCTTTTTGAACAAAAGTTTCGTTATATCTACCGACCTCTTTGGCAAGAGTCTCCATTGGATACATTCTGCCATTACGGTTTTTGATATTACCCTGAAGAAAAACTCCTTCAATATAGAGTTTCTTACCGGCACCTTTGCCTTCAGTAATAATTTTGACGTTTGTTACTTCTTCTGTGATAAGTTTCATTTTTTTTATGAGATGTTGTATGCTACTTTTGCTGCTAAAATAGTTGCGCCACCCTCAAAAGTATCAGTAGCGTCTTTTTCTGCGAATGTTACAGAGTTGGCAGTCAAAGTGAATGATCCTATGGTTGTTCCACCAGAAGTTTTTCTAGTAACAACATCAACTGAACCACTATTGTTGACTAATCTAACAACTGTAGCAAGACTAACATTAGTTGCAGAAGTTAAATCTGTTTCTGCTGCCAAAACTTTTACAATCATTCTCCTTGATCCTCTCCTGATGGTTCATCAAACATGGATGCACCTACTTTTGGTTTAATACCTTCAATACGTTCTGCTGCTTTTGCATACAAAACGTCCTTAATCTTGTCACTAATATCAGATGCAGACTCATCTGCTCCGATTAAATTTACAATTTCTTCCATGAAAATTTATAATAACTATATTTTCTATTTATATCTCGGCAGCTTTGCCATCAGCATCAGTAATCCCACCATCAATTTCTGGTTCCATCGGAACATCACCCATCATTCCTTGTTCACCTTCTTGTGGTAGAGGTTCACCAGTAATTGGATCTACTGCACTTGGATCTGGAATAACTCCATCTTTAATTTCCTGTTCAATTTGTTCATCCATTTCAATCATTTCTGCATCAGTCTGACGGAGAACTTTACTACGAACCCATTGTGTAGAATAATATTTACCAATATAAGGTTCGATTGTTGCGAGAACACCAAGTCTCTCATTCAACATTTCAGTTTCTTTGAGTTCGGCAAACTGATTGTCATATAAGAAGTCATATTGAATGTGATCAGAAATTCTATCCCAATCTTCTACAGAAACAATATTTTTGAGAATTAATTGAGTCTTCAACATATCATTGAACATCTGAGCAAATCTCTTTCTCAGACGACCAACAAACTTAGCAAACTTTAATTCATCACGCAGAATTTCGGAAGAACGACCAAGATTGAAACCACCATCGGCAGCAATTCTAGATTCAGGAACTCCGAGTGCTCTATAAAGTTTCTTTTGAAAATATTCAATATCAGCAAGTTCTCCTAAGTTCTGTCCACCAGGAAGTGTAGAGATTTCAGTTCCTCTACCACCTTCACGTCTAGGAAGCCAGAAATCTTCCATCATTGACATAAATTTACGGTCGTCACGAACTTCACCAGTATTTGCATCATACACGAGTTTGTTACGATAACGCATCATAACGTCACGCAGATATTGTTCTGCCTTCACCTTTGGAAGATTACCAACGTCAATATAGAAAATACGACGTTCTGGTGCTCTCGATAAACGATAGATGACCAAAGAATCTTCAATCATTCTAAGTTGATTGAGTGCTTTGATTGCCTTATGAAGATAAGAAAGAACTGTTCCTTTATTTCTATCTACAAGACCTGAAGTACAATATGTGATTGCGTCCTTGGCAATTTTAGTTCCTTTTGCTCCACCACCACCACTTAAATTATTACTTGGATATGCAGGTTTGGGAGTATAGACAAAATACTCTTCAATCTCTGGAGCAATACCGTTCTTAGTTTCGTCACGACCAGGAATATTTGGTCCAATAATATTTTTGTCCTTCTTCTTTTCTTGACGGACAAACTTCATTTTCATAGGATCAATATACCTCAGTTCCTTAATTCCTTCCTGAGGATTTTTCATATCAATCACTTTATGATAATAAAGTCTCCCATCAACATACCAATTCCTAAAAATTTCATGAGACTTTTTATCAAAGTCTAAAATCTCTTTGATATATTTGAATTCTTTTCTAATTGCTTTTTTTAATTTATCAGTCGCATTGAGATTTGAAAGTTCAATCTCAATTGGAGAATCATAAAGATCACTAACGATTGCTTCGTTTACAACATCTTCTATTGCTCCATCCGCTTCGGGATGAAGTGACATCTCTCTGTATCTTTTAATTAAATCAAACTCTGTTCTATATTGACCTTCAATATCTACATATGAACCATAAAATCCACTAGCAATATAGTTATCAACCCCGTCCTCGTTATTTTCGGGGACGGGGGAAACTACAGACTTGGATTTTTTTTCTGTATCTTCAATAGAAAAACCAAAAAGTTTTGCCATAGTATAAACTAACTAGACTGTTATTTTACTATTTAGCTGATGTTCTCACCACCAGATTGTGGAGCATTACCTTTGAATGCCTCATAGAAATGAACCTGCATTTCTACGGTAAACTCCTGAATGGTATCAGTAGTCTCGTAGTTCAGGTCAATTGAAGAAATATTCGTTGGGAATACATCTTTAAAAACATACTTTCTAAGAGTTCTTCCATCACGATCAAGTTGATGAACTTTAGCATCTACCTGATAAAGTGCGGGATCTGTTTCTCCAGTTCCATTATCAAGTTTGTTGATGGTGTTCATCCACTTTTCAAATGCTGATCTGATAGAGAATGAAGTGTCATTGAGGACAGTAATCGTCCAGGTTTCAAATGTTCTGTCACCCGCAATCTTTAAGATTCTTCCTCTAAAAGGAATATCGATAGGTGCAACTGTAGAGGCAGGCAGTGCTGCTGCCTTTACAAGAAATCTGGAATTTTCAATTACTTCATTTTCATCCTGAACTCCAACGATTGAGGGGAACGTAAGTTCCACCTCAAACAGATTAGGTCTTGCACCACCACCCTTCAGTTTACTTTTAAAGTCACTGATGGTCCTTAATGGTAAGGTGTTTACTTGTTGACGGTTTGCCATTGTTTCTTATACCTCTAAATTAAACGTTACCGATAACTTCTTCAAATGAAACACCAGTTCTGGTGGCAACAAACGTAAGACCAATGAAGTTGATTGATCTTGCGGGTTTAATAAAGATGTCTGCTACAAACTCATTATTATCTATAATTGCAGCAGTGTTGTTTGTTTCGTCGCAAATAACAACGAAGTCAAAGATTCCACGTTTTGCCTGAACATCACGGAGGAATGGTTCAACAATGTTCACGAAGTTAGTTCTCGTGATCTCGTCGTTGAATTCAAAGAGTTGATCTTTTGCAGCAGCAGAAATTGCATCTTCAAGGTAGATGAACAATCTGCGAACGTTAATACGATCAAATGCCGATGACTTAGCAAATCCAGTTTTGTCTCCAAAGAGAACAATACCAGCACCAGGTGAGAAGATTACAGGATTGACTCTATTGGAATAAAGTACATCTCTCTGAGACTTACTTGGATTGTATGCAAGTTTTACTGCATTTAAGATTGCTCCTCTGTTTGTTCCGGCAGGTGAGAACCATGGGAAGTTATTTGCATCGTTTCTAGCACATGTGCCAGCAATGTCTCCATTCAGTGGGACATATCTGAAGGTATTTGCAAATCTATCAAACATATACTTATATCCGGAGTCGAATACTGCATATGAAGATGATGTAACAGGAGAGTAGAAACTAACTACATTATCCGTAATAGTGTTGGCATCTTTGATGGTCACTTCTTTTTGATTATCATAATCTGTCGTTTTAGTCAAATCATTAATTGCCGCACCTCTATATGGTGATACAAATGCGATTGCATCTTGTCTTGCTTCAGCAACTGCAATACACTTGTTAGCAAGTGCTTGTGCTTCTTCCTTTCTATATCCTGCGGATCCCATAAGAATGAAATCTACATCATATTGTTCAGTATTTTCGAATAATCCATAACCAGTTACTAATCCATCTAGACCGGATTCAAGAGAACCAGTTTGCCCAATTCCAGTTTTACCGTTGTAGTCTGTGCCAGCATTAAATTGTTCATTAAAGTTTCCTTTTGCAGCAAAAGTAATACCCTCTGCATTTTGATCCCAACTATTATCTAATGCTAAAGTATATGTTGTTGATGTTGCGAAACCAGTTGCTACAGCATCTGCAGGTTGAGATCCACCAAAAATATATTCAGAACCATTTAAAAGGAACTTTCTCCAATATTGTGGTGATCCTAAGGAGAATTCGGCATCTTTTGCTTTTGACAGTGAGAGATGCTTTTCGAGAACTGTTCCAGAGTTTCCAGTGATTGCACCATCACCATCAACTACGACAACATGAACTTCATCATTTTTTGATCCTCTTGCACTAGCATATTCGGAAGTTCCTGGACGATCTGCAATTTGATTCCACTTAATCGTCGTTGAAGAAGTTAAAGTAAGTTCTTGTTGATCAAACCAGTCTTTTGTTGATGTGACTGTAGTCGCAATTCCAGCACTACCTCCGGTAGTATGGAATCCAAGACTTCCGGTTGTCGAGAACTTGTAAACTCCTCCTGGTTGATATCCAATATCAGTGAATGTTCCACCAGCACTTACGTGTGTTAAGATTTTAACCTCAATTTCTCCTTCACCAACTTCGGTAATGATACCTTTAAAGTAACCATCCAGAACATCAGTTGTTCCTGCACCGGCAATAACTGTATCAGGAGGAACTGCCTGAGTAACACCTCGTCCAACAAGAGCACCAGTGGTATTAATACCAAGAATTTGATCTGCCTTGGCATCAATCATGCCAAGTCTTAATCCATTACCCCATGATCCGGGGTTTCTTGCTGCAACAACTACATTTGTAATTGTATTCTCATCATATCCAAGTTCTTCATAATGATCTAAACTCTTAATTTTGATACTTGTAGCACTACCAACTCTTCCATTAGTAAGAGATGTGTCATCCGCTCTTACTACTCTGAGTGATCCACCATATGCTAAGAAAGAAGAAGCAGTGAGCCAATGCTCATAGTGCTTATCTGTTCCGTATGGTTTTCCGAAAGTCCCTAAAAGATCTTGCTCGTTCTCCACTATTGTGGGGAGTTCTACCGGACCTTGTGCGAAAGGTGAAACAATCGCACCAATACTAGCAGAAGTTGGATCAACTCTACCAACGGTCAGGTCTACTTCCCTTACTACAATACCAGGAGATGCTAAATTTAGTGGCATCTGTTCTACCCTCGCAGTCCAAATTTATCTAAAAATATTTATGGAAAGGGGTATTTTCACTGGGGAAACTATGCGTGATATCACCAATCCGGATATTCCCACACAACACTCTTTACTTTTATTTTTTTTCTATTAACTCTTTTCTTTGTACAATCTTTACACTCATATGAATATGAAGATGCCAATGTTCTATCTTTTCTAGTCTTATAAAAATCGTCCATCAAATTCTTTACCTTGCCACACACTCTACACTTTCTTTCAAGAAACAACAGGTGCTCTAATTCAATCTCATCATCAAAAGACATTACATATAATCCCACATATATGATCTGTCACCATATTCATCAGAATACCATCTATCACCAGAACTATCTACAAAAGTAGTTTCATCATTAAATCCATCAGAAATAAATCCGAACGGTGCCATGTCTTGTTCTATCTGATCTTTTTGCTCTTCATAGATTCTCTTACGAACATCATTTTCTGTCATCTCCTTAAAGTAATCTTGTGCAACTAACCAAGCAAAAAGAACAAGACACATTGCAAGATCATCATTACAACCCTCTTCTGCCTCAAAAGAATTGTTCCTCTGAGCAAAAGTTGTTAATTCTGAAATGATTTCATAATCAAGGGTAAGTAATTTAAATTCTTCAATAAGAGTTTTTAAGTTGGAGCATCCAAGTTTTTTGACAGCAGATGTTGTTCTAACACCAAGTTGAGTTTTACTGCCAGAGAATCCTTGACCAACAACCTGTCCATTTCTACCTCTCATCGAAGACATAAGAATATTTTCATATTCCAAATCATAATGAAGAATACTTGCTACTTGATCTCCAATATCATTAACTTCAACTAATAACCAAGCATTATTGTATCCTTTTGCCACATCCAAAATAATATTTGGAAATAGCATTGGTTTGATTTCGTTGTTTCTATACTTTGCTACGCATTTATATGGAAATTCTGTAATATCAAACACGATAAATGCAGAATAATCGTTGCCCAAACCACGAGCAACATCAACAGTAAGTAAGTAGTTGTGGTCCTTTTGTGCTTCCTCGTAGACATCTAAACCTGCATTTCTCTGTATTGGATTTTCATATATTAAACTTTTGAGAATTGTTGGATTTATAAGGGTATTGACAGAACCAAGAAACTCACACTCGAACTCGACTCTGAATTGCTGTTCTGATGTGTTAGCAATCGTCTGTTCTTTCCATACTTCATCTCTTCCAGGAACCTCGGACCAATGAACATCAGTCGGAACGTATTCATTTTTACCTCTCTCTGCGTCGTGCCACATACGGTAGAAATGATTCATACCGTGTGGGGTGGATACGATAATTACTTTGGTGTTTTTACCAGAAGTAATAGTAGGATAAACAGATGCAAAGAACGAGTCAGCAACGTGATTCGGGACGAATGCGAACTCGTCGAGAAAGAGGATGTTGAACGACATACCTCGGACAGCACTTGCAGACGTAGAAGCTGCCAATATCTTACTGCCATTTTCCAACTCCATCGATCCTTTGTTCCATGATATGATACCCTGTTGCATCCATTTTGGTAAGTTTTCGTAAGCAGTTTGTAACCTACTAAGAAGTTCCCTAGCAGTTGCTGCCTTGTTTGCCAGAATGCCAATGTTTACACTGTCATTGAATACAGCATAATGCAAAAGGTATGATACGACTGTAGTGGATTTACCAGTCTGTCGTGGCATCTTACAGATATTAAATCTGTTATTATGGAAATTATGAATTAGTTTCTCTTGGAAATCATATGGATGAAACTGTGTTAGACCCTCATCAAGAGAAACAATTTTAATATACCTATTAGCAAAATACACCGGATCTTCTTTACACTTAAGGAACTCAATGACTTGTTCCTCAGTAAATTGGATCGGTGTATTTGCTTTTTTTAGATTAGGATTACCAAGATATACTTCACTCATAATTTAAATTAAATCATCCTTGATATACTACCGATGTTGCATATACATCTGATGCACTTGAATAAATCAAATCAGTTCTTGCTTTATGAACAATAATTGGATCTTTTCCTGCCATATGTATACTACCATATGTAACTCCAGCACCAGTTCTTATTTCAACTAAACGATCTGATGAATGACTATGTTGAAGCATTACATATTCTGCACCAAGTGCAGCACCAAGACTACCGTTTACTGAACCAGGAACTGATGATCCAGATCCAGCATTGACTTGAGTTGATTCTCCTAAAACTTTAATTACTTGCATTGTTCAGCACTTCCAACGACGACGGGCTTTACAAATTGCCTTATCAGGTGTTTTAGTGCAATCAATATTGTGCATATCTTTTTGTCCCTCTGAACGAGAGCAATAAGATGAACGTCTCTTTGCGTCCTTACTTCCTTTCTTTGGATTACCTGTTACGGCAGTTTTTAACTTTGAACCTGGATTTTCACGACGATAAGCATTAACTGCTTTCTGTGACATACCATCAGTCTTATCAGACTTATTGACTTTTTGCCAATCTTCACCAAGATCTGATCTCCAGTCAGATTGTTCAAATCTAACTTTTGGTTTTAACTTTTTATTACCACACGGAGATGGTACGAATTCTCCAGTTTCAGAAGAACTCATATCTTTGGTATCAACATCACCATCAACATCAGCATCAACTCTCTTAATTGCTTTTCCGGCAAGTTTTTTGAGATTGCCACCACCGATTTGCTTTTCCTCTTTTTTCACACAGTTATTATAAGTCTTACCAAACATCTTTTTGGTGCCTTTCTTCTCATACCCCTTCCAACACTTTTGTCCTTCATCAATCTGCTCACCCTTTAATGGTTCGGGTTTGATGAGATCAACGAATTCATATTCAGTTGCCTTGAAGTCATCTCTCCAGTTTGATAATTCATATGACTCTTTCTTAGTGCTGTTGCCCCAGTTGGCAGCACCAACTTTACGACACTTGACTAATGCACCAGAAGCATAAGCAGAAGGCCATACAGAATAACGTGACTTGACTTTATGATAGCAGGCATCTTTACTGCCACTACCTTTACCCTTCTTATCCTTTCCTTCGATAATTTCTACTTCTTCTTTTTTCATTTTCTTTTTGTCAGTAGCAACGTAAGTTGGTTTTGCAGCACCAGATTTTTGTTGTTGTCCGGGATCTGCTTTTTTCTTTCTTCTAGCAGCAGAGAGTCTTTCCGACTTACTCATGCTTGCTCTTTTTGCTGAAGAGACGCACTTTGGTGTTCCTTCCCCTGGTTCATCACTGGCGCAAGTCCCACCTGTGACGACATTGACCCACCCACCTTTGCCATCTTTAGACTTGGAACCTTTGAACCACTTGTGTAAGGTTCCTTCACTGACGCCTCCGCCATTAGAACCCCCATTAGAGTTCCCATTCCCATTTCCATTGCCATTCTGGTTATTTCCATTTGTCGGTGCGTCTATTCCAGTTTCTTCGGGTTCTTTTCCACCACCAGAAAATCTAGCGGTCATCTTCAAACCCTGAGGAATGGGCTTGCACTTCTCATCGGTATAACAGTAATAGTATCCCTGCTTACACTTTTTCATTAATAAAAAAGTAGATTACTCTTTATTATTTAGAAAACCTTGCTTTAGCATTTTCTGAAGTTCTGAAGTAGAACCTACAAAAACTGCATTGTTAGTAACATTATTTGTGGTCTTTTTAGAATCATCCTCAACATCTTTGAGTTTCTTCTGAAGATCAATTAACTTATCAGTAGTATCCGCAACACTCTTAATTAACTGTCCTGCGACCTCATATGCCCTTGGACTGCCTCCTTCACCTGCAACCTCCATAATCCCGTTGATTGCCTCCTGACCCTTCTCTATAAGGGAATAGAGGTTCGCACGACTATATTCATAGTCCTTTTCAATATCTACATCTTTCGATTTAACAACCTCTGGTTTGGGGGTTGGTTTCGATTCAACAATGTCACTTGTCGTATTGAGTGCTTCATCGATAGGATCATAATTATTACTCATGACAATCAAACATCCTCTTGTCTAGTAGGACTATACTCTTTACCGTCTCCAAAAGTCTCCCAACTTTCAGTAAATCCAAAATCATCACCAGGTTCTGCACTGATTGGATCAGGAACTGCGGTGTATCTCATTTCACGTTTTGCGGTTTGGGTATTTGTATCTGCATACAAATCAACCTGAACCTTACGAATAAGACCTTCGGTGCTTTCTGCGATTGGACCAAACAGATATGTCTTTGCAGTGAATCTTAATGTATAAATTAGTGCTCTTCTTGTTTGAAAAGATCCCTCATAATCATCCTGGAAATCAATACTATCGAGAACAACAGGAATATCTCTTTTTTCTCCGATTGAACTTGCAAGATCTACAGTTAGATTGAATGATGGTTGAAAGAATGGAAGTATCTGTTCAACAATTTGGAGAGCATCATCATTTAACTTTGAGAAAATATTAAGTTCAAATCCTATATTATATGGTACGGGCATATAAACTTTTTTTGCATTTCCATCATCATCACAAGTTCTGAATGTTTGAGTTACACCAGTTTTTCTTGTTGGATCATACTGTATAGAAGTCATCTCAAATGACATTCTGGGAAGAGTAATCGCAATTGATTTTGTTAATTGCTCTTGTTCTTGTATCTTTGCCAAGAACTTCTGCATTGGTCCATAAGAAAGACCAACCTTGGTTTCATCCAATACACTACCATCACTCTTAGTGTGACGAATTGAAACGTTGTTAAATAACGTCCCGAAAGAAATAATCGTCTTTCTTATAATTTCGTGATAAAAATAAGTTCCTAACATTAATAACTACCAAATGGATTTGACTCTGTAAAATCTAATATATCGTCTGCTTCTGTTTCAATTTCTTCATTTGTGTCATAGGGGTTATCATAACTTTCAGTGTCGTAGTTATTAACAACATATCTAGCCGAAGAAATAGATCCTACAATAACTTCTCCAGTATAAAACTCACCAGTATTTAGTGAAACTCTGAGATCTGTGGATGGAGGAGTTCCTGGGAATGGAGATACTGTAGTTCTAAAGTCTCTAACTCTTGCTGTTACTCCAGAGGATTGTCCAGTAACAGTTTCATTATAAACAAATGTTCCAAAACCAACGGTGGAGAATCCTGCAATGGATACAGTTGGTGCCACAGTATATCCGACACCAGGTTTGATGAGATTAACTGAATTCAGTTTTCCATCACTGGTAATACTTGCAATACCAATCGCAGTCACTCCAGATCCAACAGGACCACTAATAGTAACTATTGGTTCATCTGTATATCCTTGTCCTTGATTGCCAACAGTAATCTGATTAACGGAGAATTCTGTTGTTGATCCAATTGAACATGTGGCAGCTGCTCCACTTCCTCCACCACCAGAGAATGTAATTGTTGGTGGTGTCAAATATCCAACACCAGAATTTGTAATTTCAATTCTTTCTATAGATTGAACATTACCAATACTAGTAGTAATGGCAATTGCACTTGCTGTAATAGTTCCAATTCCACCAGATGGATCAGAAATTATGACTTTTGGTGGAGAGGTATATCCAGAACCATCATTATTTAAAAATACCTCTGTGATAGATGATGCTGAAATTGTAGCAGTTGCTGTTGCTGTTACTGCTGTTCCAACAAGATTGAGAGTTGTGATGTATCCTTCATCTTCTACAGTATTATCAACTTCTTCAATATTGGTATCAATAAGTTCATTCTCATATTCATAAAGTTCACAACTTAATTCATAAGTATAATTTTTTCCTAATTGATAAAAAGGTTTTTCGGATTCAACTCTTTTAATTTCAAATAATCGTTCACCAAGTGGAAAATAAATTAAATCTCCTTCTTTGGGTCTCGTAATTAAATCTGCAAATGTATATTCGGTAATTCTACCCTCTCTAATTCCAGAAGAAATACCCTCCAGGAATGGTGCAATAAATTCTTCATATCTTTCTCTGGATATAGTCAAACTTATTTCATTTTTTAGTCTAAGACCAAACTTGGTCATAATGTCACTATCTGGAGCATATCCATCATAATTATTGATGTATGCTTCCATCATAAAAACATCATCAAATTTTGATGACTGTATTTCCTTAATAATGTCATCAGTCTTAAATATTTTTCTGGGTAGATAATAAACGTCTACACCATATATTTTTAACTGCTCATTAATCAAATCCTGAACAAGAAACTGTTCATTATTAGATCCCTGCAGAAAGAATGGATTTAGTGCCATAACTATTAACCAATAAGATCCATGGGTGGAAGTTCATAATCAGAAGACATTTTTTGTCTTATTTCATCCAACTCCCTTTGACCATCTTCGTAAATTGCTCTACCATTTAATTCAATTCCACCTGGAAGTTTAACACCCTGAAACTTAATTAAATTCTGTCCCCACTGCTTTTTAATAGCAGCAGTAAGATATCTTTTTACAAAACTGTCATTATATACTTTTGAGAAATTTTCTGGGTCCATTGCCCTATAACATTCTATAACCAAGTAATTACCTACGGTTTGCGACTCCCAATCAATATCAAGATATAATCTATTTTGCCTCTGGTTAAATCTGACTTGCTTATCAGTAGTTAATAACATATCAATATCTTCAAGATAAGTCTTAGTCATCGAATATTGCAATAATTCAACAGAGTTGAAATAATACAAATCATTCAAGAATAACTGATATTTGATGCTAAACATTCCTCCAGAAATACTACTAGTATCAAACTTAAATATTTTTTCAATACCAATTACTGAATCTGGAACTTGAATAAAATTAGATGTTTCGTAAAAATTAGAAGTTACTGTACCTAAACCAGCAATATTTGTTGATGTTCCTGTTGTGGTAACAATTCCAACACCGGTTGTAGTTACACCAACAGTTCCACCACCAGCACCTCTTCCCCTATCAATATCCTCTTGAGAAATTTTGTATTTTAAATATGTTTTCTCTACACCATCAAAATGTCTTTCATTAAAATATTGAATTGTATCATCCAATAAATCATCAACCTGCTCATCTGCAACATTAATTTCAAGAACAGGTGCACCAAGTTGTCTCAGACAATAATCTTTTAATTCTTGTCTGGTTGTTGGTTTTGCCATTAGTAAATACCTCCATCAATCAATCCAGCTTCAAGTGTTCCTGCCACAAAAACATTATCTTGGAAAGTTGATACTCCAACAAATGTTGATAATCCGGTAACTGTTAAATTATTGGCAGTGCTTAATCCAGTGACACCAAGAGTTGCAATAGTTGCAATACCCGTAATGGTAGCATTTCTTAGAACAATTTCATCAAGTGTTATATCATCAGCAACATATAAGTCACCTCCAACATAAAGGTCACCACCAGTGGTAGTAATACCACCATCAGATGCTAAGGTAGTAAGACCAACAACATTAAGTGTTTCACCAATATTAGTAACATTAAGTTCGGTAAACCCGAAAATGTCAGCATCACCATTTACATCAAGTAATGTTCCTACTGTGGCAATTCCAGTTATATTCCAATTTCTTGCTTTTGCCTCATCATATACTATATCGTCAGCAACATATAAGTCACCACCGACATAGAAGTCTCCACCAGTAGTAGTGATACCACCAGCAGATGCCAAGGTGGTTACACCAACAGATTTAAATGTTGTATTTACCGTTAAATCATTTAAGATATCGACTGCAGCATTGATATCTACTTGAGATGCAAATGTTGCAATACCTGCAACTGAAAGACCTTCACCAATATTAACTCTTTTGCCAATTCCAACTCCACCATTGACAATTAGAGCACCACTTGTTGTCGTTGTTGACTGTGTGGTATTAGAAAATGTTACGATACCGGTAATATTCAAAGATGACGAATCAATCGTATCCGTCATAAAGAATGTTTCTGTGGCAAGATCCCATACAAGGATCATTCCATCTTCATTCTTTCTCGTAGAATCTACATCACTTAAGTTTACTAATCGTGTAGGTGGTGCTGATGCATTAGATAAAACCCGGATTACATTCTGAGAACCAATCCTATCGTTAATATTCGGCATTACCTGGTTACTCCCCCTCGTATTAGTGCTGTACCTTCGACAGCTTTATACTCTCTACCAGCATTTAAAATTTTCACATCATATACATATCTTCCAGGTTTTAAACTAACCGATTGGTTTGCAGTCAAAGATATTGAAATAATACCCAAATCTGGACTGGTTACAGTTGATCCAAGAGATACTGCATCAACTGCTCCATAATGTTTTCTAATTTGTGCAGTTGTTGATGCATCAGTTAAAATCAAAGGAGAATTTGTTCTAGTGTCTTCCAACTGAAAGGATGTATCAAAATCATACCCTTGTTCGATCACAATATTGGATACATAAACAGCCATTATTTTATGATGCTAATATACCTCTAGCTATTTATATTAATTCTTTAGGCTAGTTATTTTTTAAGAAATTCTTTAAGTAGTTCTTTTATTTCATCAATATCCTTTTTCATAGCATCTAATTCTTCTTTTTGAGATTTTTCTTTTTCTATTCTTTTCAACCTCTGATTGTATCCAATCGTATCATAATTTAAAATTGCTCCAGTATCCTCATCTCGATAAAGATGAGGATGATCTTTTACTTTAGATAATTTCTTCATTTCAATGCAATAGTTCTGAGATCTCTAATTATTGGATAATTTGCTTGATCCGTTGAAGACATAACAATTTTAATTCTATATCCACTGAAGTCATCTAAATTATTTGCAGTAAATTCATACTCCAAGTATTGATCTTTTTCACTTGCTGGAACCCTAACATCAGGTCTTCCATCATTTAATGAAGCAGCTACAACTTTCAAGGAACCTTCGGAAGTTGCCTCAAGATTATTGAATCCTGGGAAAAGTTCAAAGTCTTGTTCAATTCCAACGGAATCTTCTCTAACTAAACTGTAGAGAACTCTAATGTCTGCTGGATCTGGTCTATAAGCAGTTAACAGAACCTTAAGAGATGATGCTGGTTGTGCAAGACTTATTACATTTGAAACATAAATTGCATCGTGCGGATCATTGTCAATTGAATTAGTAGAAGAATCCATAACGTAATTTGTTACAGGTCTGTTTATAGCATCTGAAATAAATTCCACTGTAGAATCATCTAGAAATACCATTGGTGAAAGATTTTCATCAGTGGTATTCAATGTCAATGTAGAATTAAATGATCT